CTTTTCGGATGGGTGCCCTTTTCCGGAAGGGGGGAGTCTGGTTTAGGGACTGGCATCCCGTTCCGGTCAAAAAAAACAAAAAGTTTTCGTTCTCCCCTTGCCTCGTTGAAGTGTTCCTCTTCTGCGTCGTGGCACGGCTTGCATTCCAGCTTTAAGTTCTCTTGATTCAAACTAATGTTCGCGTCCGATATGTTCGCAGGTGTCAGCGGTTTGATGTGGTGCACGATCACGCCCAGGTTCCTGCGGCATGTCTCGCACAATCCGCCGTCTGTCGCTGTGCGCTCTGCGATGTATGCAGCTCTGGTCTTCTTCCAGGCTGTCGAGTTATAGAATTGTTTCGCGAATTCTTTTGCCATTTTGTTTGTAAATAAAAAGACAAGGATCACGCCTACCCTGTAGAGGTGTGATCCTTGCTCGTGTATGATCTTGCGCAATCCTTATTTGCTCAATATCATTTTAACATTTCGCACATGCTAATTGTGCTAATCTTCCCGGAGATACCCGTTGATCAGCTGATCGATACGCTGGCGTGAATAGTTCAGTTCTTCTCCGATCTCTGCATTGGTCTTGCCGTGACGAAGTTTCTGGCGAAAGATGTGGTAAAGCAGCGGGTCATCGATGTGATCCACCCACTCTTCTACTTCCTCGATTGCTTCTGCGTATTCCGCTTCACGTTCCCGCAGCAGTCTCGCCCACTTGTCTCCAGTCGTGTTGTCGATGCTCTCGATCTTCATGCGTGACGGCAGGTACGGAAACTCTGGTGAGGATCCCTTGGCCACGTCGGTCATCACGTGTCCCTCCGATCGCTCGACTCTGCCCGCGTATTTCTTCAGGTCCTTGCGGATGCCTTCCAGTGCTTTGACCATGCTGCGGTACTCTTCCAGTCTTTTTTTATTCACTCCATCCCCTCCAGTGTTCCATATCTATTTCCAGCTGCTTATCGGTACGGTAGATCTTTTCTGGTCTGACTCGTTTCCCTCGTCGTCCCTTTGCCGGTCCGTCCAGGCTGACCAGTATGTACTCTTTGCACTCCACGTCCAGAATGGCGTGGTCGTAGATGCGTACAGTATCTTCATCAACATAGTATCCCTTCGGTGCTTTGATCTCGTCGGTAATGCTCCGGCTGCTGATCTTCTCTCTTCTGGTCTCTGGCGTGACGATGCTCCGGCTGCAGCTGTACCTTCTCTTGCTTGGACTTCCAGCTTCCCGGAATGTCTTCTCGGTTTCTTTCAGCAGGTACTCTGCCAGTTTATAGTAGTTGCCGGTATCATCCAGTGGCTTCACGTCCACATATCCATACTTCCATTTTTCGGCAATCAGTTCCACATCCAGTCTGCTCATGACTACGTGGTGATGGATCCGGTGGTGCTTGTACTCGGTAACGGCGATCCATTTATATCTCGCATTTCTTTTTTTGCAGTGATTATGTAAATTCCGCAGGAATCTCTCCAGATCCTTCCTTGCTTCGGTCTCGGTCGGAGCATCCTGATAAGTCAGGGTCAGCAGATAGTCCCCTGGCTGAAAGTTATGATTCAGCTTCGCTGTCAGAGCCTTGACGGAATTTCTAAAATTCAGCTTCGCCACAGCTTCCGGGGTCGGATTCGACTTCGGTTTTCTCTTCTGTCCCTTTTCATATGTTCTGGTTACGGCGCGAAGGCTAACCAGTTTTGTTCTTCCTGCTATGATCGTGTCGCGGTAAAACATGATGATGCTCCATTGTTAATACTCTAATCAAGTTCTAAGGCGGCCACCCGGCCGCCGGTGTTTCCTTTATATATAATGTAGGATTTTATTTGTCGATTTCGTTTTCTATGTGTTCCTTTACCCATTTCTTGAACTCTTGCACTTGTTCATCTTCTTGTGCGCGTTGCATTCCTTCATGAAATCCTTTCACTATTATGTCCTTAGTTTCATATTGCAACGCCCGGACCGGTGAATATAACGGCCACGCGATCAGATTCACCACCGCCGCTATGACTGGGTGCTTCTTTCGCGTTTTCCAAATCCAGTATGTATACTGGCCTTTGGCTTTATTCCATCGTTTTCCTTTCATATTCTCCTCCGTTTCGCATGAGGCTTGTTCTTGTTCCCCAGTAATTCAACCAGAACTCTAGCCGCTGCTTTAGCCCCTTCTTCTAGTCCCTGCATATATACGCCCAGCTCTTCTATAGACTCAGGACGTCTTTTTTCAATCTCCAGTTTCAACTTCATTTGTTTCTCCTTTGTGTGGTTTAAACTTCCCGACATTGTCTATGACTGCATAGTCCGATTTTTCCAGTTCCATTGCAGCTGTTGACACATTTACCCCGTGTCGGCTCCACCCGACTGCCGTCACAGTTAAAACTGTTGCATATGCATCATCTATATCTATCACGACTCTTTTCATTCTGTACCTCCTACAACATCGACAGGATCCGGCCGAGCTCTTTGGCTGCATCTCTGTCCAGCGTTCCGATCTTGGCGGATCTGACATGATCAGGATCCCAGGTTCTGATATCTATCTTCGGGTCCTGGCCATTCCAGGACACCAGGTTGACTTCCTTCGTCCATCCGGACTCTGTTTGGCCGAACACGCCATAGTGCTCGATGATGCTAAAGGTAAATTCTTTATTCCTCATATTTCCACTCCTTGAATCCCGCAGAGAGTTCTCTGTGTTCCAATCCCTGCCAATCTATTTCTGCTTCGCGCCCTCGGTATCGCAGCCCTTCGATGTGTGCTCCGCAATTTGGGCATGCCGCCGGTTCCCATCTAATCGGCGGGAATTTGTGCAGTATCGTTTCGTTGTCAATAATTTTCGTTTCCTCTGGTTTGCGTATCATTTTCAGCGATTCAAACACATGGCCACATCTTGCACATATCGGACACATGTTTGCGATCGTGGTCTTGGCTTCTTTGTGTTCACCCATGCTTTTGCCCCCCCATTTTCTTTTTTTCGATCAGCGGTCTGCATATGTTCACCACGTCCTGCGGTTTTTGTTCGTATGCAGCCCGGCCAATATTCACGATTGTTTCGTCTACTGCGTCGCTATCATATTTCTTGATCAGCGCTTCTCTTGTACCCCTGATCATTGCGGCGAGTTCTCCTACAATTTCCATCGTAGTGCCTTCTACCTCGCAGTCTACTCCCTGTTTGCTATGGTTGTATTTCGCTGTTAGCATTTTTTCTTTCCTCCTTCGCGCGGTGCTGATAGCGGCGCCCAGATTTTAAAGCATGATTCCGGCTTTACTATTTGGGCATCGCGCTCATCTTTCACGTCTCCCAGATATGGTTCCGGCAGCGATGCCCAGGCGATTACCTTCATCTCGCTCGGCCAGTTGATGCCGCCATCTTCGCTGTGCACCCGCCAACCTGTCTCATCGCAATACCCCATTGCTATGATTGGTTTGTCGTGAAATCTTCCTTTTTCTTGTATTGTCAGCAACACGTCTCCATTATCTTCCGGCAGTTCTTCCTCTGCTGATATCCACTCCACGGTTTGCTTGCTCATCTTGTATCTCCTTCACGTTTCCTTTGTACGGTTCCGGCAGTGGCGCCCAGGTGATGACTCTGTACGGCAGTTCCGACCAGCCCTCATCGTACACCACCCAGTGTTTAAATATTGGATTCCACCATCCCACCAGCACAAACAGGTCGTCTCCTTCGTCCGGTATCTGCACCGTTATCAATACATCGTCACATCCGTCCGGCAGTCCCTCCGTCACCGGGATCCAGTCTACTCTCATCTTATTTCCTCCTCACTATAATGTAGTCTCCCCAGTCTGTTGCGTGCTCCTGGTCTGTATAGATCACCACGGCGCCACCTTCCCAGCATTCCACGCGGCAGTTTTTTGATTCTTCGGTGGATGCTCCGGATGATGCTCCGATTCCGATGCCGATCCAGAACAGTGCCAGTGCTGCCACAGCTGCAGCAACTATCAAAACTACTTTTTTCACTTTTTATCCTCCCAGTCAATCGACTGTCCGCACCATTTACAGAACGATACCGACGACCATCTTTCAATAGTGCTCTTGCACGCCGGACATTCATATCGTGGGTCACTCTCTTTTTTGATCGGTTTCTTCGGGATCCGGTATTCCAGCGCTAGGATCGCCATAGCATTCGCCTGTCTCTCTTTGCGATTTCTCACCGCCCCGGCGCTTTCTAGGATCAATAGATCCCGCGCTTCTTTTGCATCCATCATGTTCTTTTTCTCCTTCTGCGCCGAGCATTCAGTAGCCGCCTTGTGGTTCGTTCGCTCTTATCCTGCGCATTCGCTTCACGTGCAATCTCCTCGTAGTAACCAGGTTCAACTCTTTTGAAATTTTTCGCATGGCGCACATCAGTTGTGTGTCGGCATTCACCCATGCACTCCCTGCACTGCTTCTGGTCACATTCGAACACCACTATTGTCTGTTCATCCATCATGTCTCTCCTCTCAGTTCTTCCTCGGTCACTTCCAGCAGCTCGCACAGTTTCGCCATCCGTTTTTTCTGCGGGATTGCTCTTCCTCTGCAATAATAGTTTATGTTCGTCGAATCGATCCCCACGGCTATGGCAAACTGCCGCTGGCTTCTGTATTTTTTGGCTATCGCAGCCTTTAGGTTTTTCCCGAAGGTCACCCGCGCTTTTTTCTTTGCTTCTTCCGCAGCCTTCTTTTCTACTGGATCCAGTATCGGCTGGATGCCCGTGCCGGTTCGCTGTCGTTTTCCGGAACGGTACCGGGTGCACCCCACGATCGGACAGCCCCGGCGCTTTCGCGTGATCACCATATAGTCGCACGTTCCCTTGTCCGGACCTTTGTGCGGATGGTAGACGCAGTCGGTTCGGGTGCAGCAATACTTACTCGACATCTTCCGGACCCTCCTGATAGATCACTGGCTTTCCCAGACTCCGAGCGTATTCCAGTTCGTGACATGCTCCCGGGCTGTCCTGCCAGTTTGATAGCATGTAGATGGCGTCGCAGATCTGGATCAGCACCTCGTCCAGGCGCATGTATTCCGCCCACGCCAGCTTATCGCCGTAGTCGATGCCGGTCGGCGAGATCGGGATCACGTCCGGGCGGCACAGCTGCCGTTTTGCTTCCTTGAAATTCGCCGCGATTTCCTGCACTTCCAGTCCGGTCATCTTGCCGGATATGTAGATTCTTTTAGATCTTGCATCGTCCTGCGGTCCGATAGCTCGCCGGATTCGCTGGCGGATGTCTTCGTTTACGCCCTCCTCTTGCATCATTTTAATAACTTCGCGAAATGCTGCGCTTCGTTTTGAGATTGGGCCTTCAGTTTCGTCGATCATCTTTTGCAGCCTTCTTATCATCTTTTTTTCGTCTACCATGTTCTTTCTCCTGTCGCAGCAGCCCCCGCAGGCGGATCACCTCGTTGATGATCCGGTCGCCCTCTTTCGGGTAGTTCGCCCGGTAGGCTGCACGCGCTTCTTCATCTTTTCGTTTTATTTGCTCCTCCAGGATCTCTATCCTGGTCTTTGTCTGCCGCCGGATCTTCGGCGGTTCTTCGCGCTCCCGTTGCTGGTTCTTTTTCTGGTTTTCGGCTATTCGTTTCTGCAAAAGCTGATACTCGGGATCATCCAGCAGGCAAGCGTCATGTTTGCATTCGCCGTCCGTCATGCGCCCAAAGCACAGCACGGAGCGCGTCGGGCAAAATAAAAAGGAACCGTATTTTTCAAATCGTTCTTTTCTGATTTTTTCGTCCATCGGCTCCTCCATGCTTTCCCCCTGTTATAAATAATTCCGTCCGATCAGTGCCATCCAGTCGGCGCGCGCTTTTTTGGCGGTTCGGCCCGCCAAAAATCTCATGGCGCTCGGCACCGGGACAGTCAGTATACCAGCATCGCCTTTGCGGTTTATCCTTGTAACCGTTAGCCAGCAGCTTCTTTTTAGTCGTCCTCGGTTTTGGAAATGGGCAATTTCTATAATATCCATCCAAATCATCATACTTGGCTCCCCTGCTCATATTTCATAACCCTCTTTACTCTTATTTTTTCACCACCGGCGATGGTGATCGTAGTACCGTCTACTGCGATGGTCGCTTTCTGTATCTCTCCGTCTACTACCATCTCGCCCAGAACGGCTATGGTCATGGCCGTTCTGTCTTTCACGGGGCGGAAGCCCTCCTCTTCGCATCCGCTTCCGATCAGCTTGGCCAATTCGTTTGTCATGGCTGCCTTTCGCCGATGCACTGCTTCCTCTTGCCTCATGCCTCCGCAGCTGCAGTCTCTTGATGCCTGTCTATCTGCGTCTTCTTGACTTTCTGCGATGATATTTATCTCGTTTCCGCAGTACCTGCATTTCCCAGTAAAAGTACCCAATCTCTTTCACTCTCCTCTCTTGTAGGTTTTTTATAATTTCATCATCCGGCGGTTTCATGCTCCCGATGAGCGCTCTGGTGATTCTGGCATTCCGGTCTTCTTCCCGGCGTGCCAGGAATTCCTCTTCTGTTCGCCAGTTCATCGTTCTATCGTCCGCCCGAATGCTCCGTTTCCATACACTTCTCTGGCTATTTCCAGCATATTCATGCCGTTGCTGTTGGCGTCGGCGTGGATCCTGCGCTCGCAGCCGCCCAGGTAGCGGATCACGATCCACTCTCTTCCATCTTCCTTCTGGTATTTGATGTTCTCGACACCAGAGCGATCGTCAGCTATGACGGCCGCTTTCAGGCTGTTCACGAAATCTTTTTTTGAAATGTTCATCGTCCTGTTCCTTTTCCTGAATCGGGAGCACGAATGCCAGCAGGATCGGGAGCACCCACTCCGGGCCTATCCCGAATTCTCCGCGGCAGATCCATGCCCCGCCTATGGTTATGATTGTTGTCACTGTTAGAGCAACGATTGCTGCAAAGGCTCTCATGCTGTCGCCCCCTCTTTCTCTTTCTGGGCTTTTTCTTCCGCCCACTTTCTTTCAACGTATGCCGTCGCTACTTCCACGCAGGCTTTCGTGAATCTCTCCCGGTATCCGGGAGTGAATTCAACCACGACTTTGATTTCTTTCCGCTTTCTCGCCATCTTCTTTCCTCCTATTCAGATCGACCATGGCTTTGCCGTAGCCGATCAGCTCTCCCTTTTTCCCCTCGGTCATGTATGGCAATGCATCCGCCACTCGTTTCATGACTTCGATGTCTCTCTGATCGTTGGTCATCCTACTCCCTCCTTTCGTAGAGCTCTGGCTGCTTCTGCATCGGCATCCAGGCTTCGATCGTTTCCAGGTCACTGACCACCCAGTCAGCCCTGAACTCTGCAGTCCCTACGCTGCGCATCCCATCTTCGTTGATGGTCACCCAGTATGTCCCGCACTCGATTGGCGTGCATTCTCTGGCATCGTGCCACTCGTTTTCCCATAACAGGTCATCGACTTCTTCCGGCGTCATGCCAGTGTCTTCGTATTCTGTCAGCCGGCCTAGTATTTCGCCAATGGTAGCCTCACATGCCGTGTATGTGTATGCTCCATCGTTTGCGCTCCGTGTTAATCTTTCCATTGTTTTTCCTCCTGTTCTGTGATCCATGCCTCGTGCGCCTGCGCACATCGTTCCAGATCGGTGATTTTTTGCAGCATGTTGCTGCGGATCTCACATGCTCTTTGCGCATGCTTGTACAGTTCCCGCAGCGCATTCCTTACCTGGCTTTGCTGTCTTAGAACTTCCACGCGCTCACTATGGTCGACTTCTCTCCACTCTTGCAGCCGTCTGTACAGTTTCACATTCAGCACCGCTTCCACGACGGCCACCACTAGCAGCATCACTATCGCTATTGCAAATTCATTCATCGTTTCCCCTCCATCTGTACTCCGTCTCTATACTTCCCAGTGCTGTCCTTTTCTTTTCGATCCTGGTGATCATTTCGTCCGCCATCGCTACACGTCCGACATCCACGATCATCTCCCTGGCCCTGGCTTCTCCCAGTTTGTCTTTTGCTATCACATACAGGTTCGTCATAACCAGTGCAGTATCCGCCATGATCTCAACCAGACCTCCTTCTATTTCTGTGATCCCGTTTTCTGTTTTAACCATTTCCCCTCCGTTATCCTGTACTCCGGCTCCACTACTTCCCAGTCGGTCGCTATCAGGTCGCTCTCGCAAAGATCCCATCGGGGCTGCATCATGTTCGGCGTGATCATGACCATCGCCATTTTGGGATTGTCGGTCGGCATGATCGCATGACCCTCGCGCCATCCTTTGCGCCGGATCCAGCAGTTTTCAATTCCAGCCACGACTATGGCCTCGTAAATGTTCATAATTTTATTCCCTCCTTGTCTGCCAGCAGCAGGCGGCCGACCTTTGTGATCGTACCCTGATTTCCTGCGCCGTATTTTTTCACCAGTTCTTTTCTGGTGATCTCTCCGACCACTTCCCAAGTGTCCGGGTCTACCAGTTGGTAGACTTTTTCTGGTTTCGTTTTCATGCTCCGCCTCCAATGTCATCCATTTTGTCTTGCACTGCCTTCCTCAGCTCCTCGCTCTTTATCGGTGCCTTTTGAATAACTTCATCCCGGCGCGCCATTGCCAGCGCGCCCTCTCGGATATCGTTTTGATACACCCGTCTGTCTATGGCAATGTAAAGCCATGTAGCCCGTTCTATGTCGTCAACGGTTTCTCCAGCTGTCTTTTTCACCCATTGCTTCGCCATAAAATCTCCCACCTGTCCGATGTACCCCAGCAGTATCCCATCGTCAGTTTCTGCCCTTCGGATCGTGCTAGCGTCTTCGCATCTTTTTAACTGACATAGTTTCATACTTCCGCCTCCTAATAGTCCTGCTCCCTGCAGATGTCGTCGACCAGCCGCAAAGGATCCGAACGGCGTCCCCATCTTACTCCGTCGGCGTCTTCCAGCGTTTCGAAGTGGTCGGCCAGGATGAACACCGGGTCGTATCCGGTTTCTTCTGCGGTCAGCTCCGCACGTCTCATTAAATAGTTTTTGAACGTTTCTGCCTGTTCTGCGCTAATATTGATACTCATTACATCCTCCTATTGTCCCGGCACCGCTTCGGTACCGTTCCCTGTTTTTTTCCTTTTTGTTCCTCGTGGTTACAGTGTAGTCCCTTCCGGGTACTTTGTCAATTCTTTTTTGTTCCTTCTGGTAACTTTTTTATTGACCCACTGCATTTGCGGGGCTATAATGAACTCACAGGGAGGATCGGAAAGTATGACATATGGAGAAAGGTTAAAAAAATTAAGGAAGCATTTTGGGTTGACGTTGGAGCAGTTCGGGAATCGTTTAGGCGTTCAGAAAAACACAATCTCCCGGCTGGAGCGCGAAGTGAATGGTTTGACCGATCAGATGGCGACTGCTATTTGCAGAGAGTATGGTGTGTCAAAAGAATGGCTGCGCGACGGCGAGGGTGAGATGTTTGCTCCGGTAACTAGAAATGAAAAGATTGCCCGGTTTGCAGGGGAACTCATGAAGGACGAGACGCCGGACTTTCGGCGACAGCTGGTCGAGATCCTGGCAGATCTGAACGACGAACAATGGGACGCCCTGGCGGACTTTGCAGAAAGACTTGCGAATATAAAAAAGTAGAGCAGGCTTTCGCCTACTCTATCATCCCCCGGATGAACTGGTAAAGTAGTTTCAGCTGCTCGAAGTTTAGCCGCTTCAGCATGCCCTTGATCTGTTCTTCATAAAATCTTTTTCCCTCTCGATTCGCTTTCATATCGGATCCCTCCTCTTAGTTAAAATTTTAATGCTAAAGTCCGCCATTCGGAAGCGCACTCGTCTTTTAATTTATCCGCTCTTTCGACACTTTTGGCGGCGAAGGGAGAAGAAGATGAAGAAAATCTTATCTGTTATTCTGTTATCATTTCTTATTTTAGGCTTATGCGCTTGCGGCAGCGGCGGGGATGCTGCTAAAAAAGACAAGCCTCTCACCTCGGAGCAAATCGTCCAGAAATTAAAAGATGATTATTCACTCCAGATCACTCAGGAACTGACCTACACCGAAGAGACGGACGGTAACGGACTGCTGGGTCGCCCAGATCAGTACACCAGCAAGACGAGCTGGAACGACGAAAACGATTCCGACGATGTGCAGATGTGCAACGACTACCCGGACGAGGATTTCAGATATTGCACCTTGGAGGTATTCGAGAACAAGTCCGACGCCAGAGAACGGCAGGAATACATCGAAAGCGTATGGGATAAGGGCGGCTCACTGCATCAGGATCAGTATATCTACCGCGCCGGGACGGCTCTGCTGCGTGTAACCTATCAGATCACGCCGGATCAGGCTGCAGCCTATGAAAAAGCGTTCTATGAGATCATGGGCGTGGATTCCGGGAAGTAGGCGCATCATGAGAATCGCAATCTATGCTCGAAAAAGCGCGTTCTCTGATAAAAGCGAGAGCGTGCACAATCAGGATCGGATGTGCCGCGAATACTGTGCTCTTCATTTTCCAGGGGAGCACATTTTTTTGAATTATACCGACGAAAACACGACCGGTGCGAACACGAACCGGTCGGCACTGCAGAAGATGATGCGAGACGTTCACGCCGGGATCATCGATCTTTTGATCGTGTACCAGCTGGATCGTCTGACCCGTGACGTGCGGGACTACTGCAATCTATCCGCCGAACTGAATGATTGCGGTGTCCATTTCACATCGGTGAAAGAAGCTGTTGATACATCCACCCCGATCGGCGAGGCATTATCGACTCTTTCTGCTGTTTTTGCGCAGATGGAACGCAAGACGATTTCAAACCGTGTTTACGACAACATGATGGGTCTAGCGCGCGCCGGATGGTGGACAGGCGGGAATCTTCCCTGCGGCTACACTACCCGGAGGGTCGTAGAGAACGGCAAGCCTCACACTCTTCTCGTTCCGGATCCAGAAAAGGCAGAGCAGTTAGTCACCGTTTTCAATCTATTTGTGGAACGTGGTTCGTCTTTTTGTTCGTTCGCATCATTTGCGCAGACGAATAATTGCTTTGATGTGTTCGGAATTCCATCAGCTTCTCAGGTTCGACGTGTGATCACGTCCCCTTATGGCGCTCCGGCTAATAAAGATTTGCGTGACTACTATCTTTCGATCGGAGCGAACGTGATCGGGACGGAGTCCGACTGGGATGGCACCCACGGTGTGATGCGGTATGGGGTGACTGATCAGCGAAATGGAAATGCCACGAATCCCCGCACGGCATGGATCGTGTGCCCCGGACGGCACGAGCCTATTCTGCCAGCAGATCTCTGGCTCGCCGCGCAAGATCAGGTCAAGTCAAATATGTTTTGCAAGCAAGCTAAGCATCCCCCAGTGCTCTTAAAGGGAATCCTTCGCTGCAAATGCGGGCGCATGATGTCTCCAGTCCGCTCACGGTACAAGGGCAAGGTGTACATCTCGTACCGCTGCACTCGCACCGGCGAGGTCGGGCGAAAGTCTCCTGACTGTGTATCAGCCTGCCGGGACTATGTTCTGGACGAAAAAGTTTTGTCCGTATTCCGGGAGATCGAAAGAGATCCAGATGTTATAAAAAAGTATTCCCCTGCGGCACCAGCTACCGATCAGGATGCACTCCACAAAAAAGAAAAGGAAATTGAATCACTACAGAAAAAGATCGGCAATTTGTCGTCCGCTCTAGCTATCAATCCGGAATCGACGGCGGCGAAGTACATCATTGCAGATATGGAGTCCCTGGATTCGCAGATCCAAAAAAAACAGATGGAGCTGGCCGGACTACAAGCGAACAGGTTGACGGCTGCGCAGGCAGAAGAAGAACTGGCTGCCAAACAAAAAGAGATCGCCCGACTGGTGCGGAATCTGGACGACCTGCCGCCAGAAGAACAGAACAAGATCGCCCGCAGTGTGCTGCGGAAATGTGTATGGGACGGAGAGACTCTTTTTTTAGAATTTTAATTTATGTCTTTTTGTCACTGTTGGGACTGCAACAGAATCAAAAATATGTGAAAAATAAATCTCTTTACTTGTTTATTCTTTTTTGCTATACTGGAACTGTTCCAGAATGTTGTAAACATTTGACAACGGAACTACAGGTAAATAAAGAGCGAAAAAGCCCCTGCTACCATGGGGCTTTTTCGTTTTTTGCCTATACTGCACTCCAGATTTCGCGTGTTTCAAATTCTGTCAGCGCCCCCCCTATGTCTTCGCCATCTTCCCACATTTCCGCCTCTTCTGGCGTGATCTCGATTTCGAACAGCCGAAACACCCCCAGCGCATCATTCAAATAGCTCTGCTGATCGGCGCGAACTAAATGATCCCATTCATCCATCACCACCTTGGTCGCCTCTTCTTCTGTAGTGTTTCGAGGAAAGATCTTTACATCTCCGTTTCCCCATTTTTCGCGGTATTCCTCAAATACAAACCTTTTTTCTTCACCTGTTCTCATGTGATCCTCCATTTCTTTTTTTACCACCATCTCAATATATCGCGAAAGGCTGTACCCCAACTCTTCCGCCCTTGTTTCTGCAGCCGCCTTCCATGACGGCCGCACTTTCATGTTTATTCTTGCAGTTCTGTTCTCCACTTTTTCTCCTTTCTTTTACAGGATCGTTCTGTCGGCGTTTTTCTGGCTTTTTTTCGATAAAAGCTCGAAAGTCTTTTCTGTGTAGTCGTCGATGAGTTCCTGGGCTTTTTCGTTGTTTTTTTCAAACACAGCATCCAGAATCTTTTTGATCTTTCTTTCGGATGCTTCTACGCTTCCGTTGTCGTCATATCCGTAGTAGTCTGCCAGATCGTAGAAGTCTGAGATCACCCATTTTTCCACTTTCAGCTCTCCGTTTTTTGCCATTCGGTAGATCACTCCGATCTGTTTCTTTGTGAATTCTGTTGCTTTGTTTGCTCCGTAGTTTCTCATCGTTTCGTCCTCCGTGTTCCTTATCTTTATCTTGATTATATTATAGCAAAAGGTATGTACTTTGTACATACCTTTTTATCATTTTCTTTGTATTTTTTTCAGTACATGAAGTACTTGGCGATTTTGTTCGGCTTAGCGTCTTCGTCATTTATGAAGTCGTATGCCAGATTGAAGTAGAAGTCTGCATCGTCCTGTCCAATGATCTTGGCGGTTCGGCTGTAGTCGTTCACCATCATATTCATCACTAGGTAGTAGTCTGTTACATGATCGTTGATCCCTTTTTCCTGCAGGTATTCGGCGATGTCTTCCCGGCTCCAGCGCTGCCCATACGGGATCATGCCCTGGACGATCCGGGCAGCCTCTTCCGGTTCGATCTGGTAGGCTACCTGCTCGGCTTTTTTGACGTAGTCCCGGTACTTCTCCGGGAAATTATCTTTTAAGAAATCCGCCATTTCATAGTAGACCAGATCCATCGCTTGTTTTTTCTCGACGCTTTTTCCTGCATAGACAGCGTCTGATATTTCTCGTAAATCCATGGCGATCACCTAGCACAGTTTCACGACGGACAGGTTCGCGTTTGCAAAATTTGCACCGACGCCGATATTTTTTACCGTCAGGACTGCGGTGTTATTTACACAGGCGCAGGACTGCGGCACTTCGATGATCGTTTCGAATGCCAGATTTACTACTGCGGTAGCATTGGCGCTCGTTGCCTGGGCGATAGCCCCGGGCACGTCTGCGCCGTTTTTTTGCAGCTGTACTGCCACATCTCCCGCGGTGCCGCTCTCGACGGCGATGCCGTTAAACGCTATCTGATACAGTCCCGGTTTTCTGATCGTCACGGATCCGGTGCCGTTTGCAAATTCCACGGCGCATCCGGTTTTCTGCGAATCGTTAAATTTTAAAACGTCATTTACTGCAGCTGCCTGGGCAGACAGGTTCCACGCCTGCAGCGTGCTCTTTTTGTAAATATTATTCATTTTCTTTCCTTTCTATGAAAAAAGAGCGGCATGCACCGCTCTTTTCGGGGTGTAGCCATACACTAGTAGCCGCCACAGCATCCGCTGCTTGCAGCGTATGGGCTGCATGTGATGTATGCCGGTTTGGCAACAGGCTGCAGCTGATTGATCAGGTATGCGTTCTGCGCGCACTGACTGTTTGCCAGTTTTTCGTCCTGCAGACGATCCCGCAGATCCTGCATCACATTGGCATTGATCAGTGCCCTGGTGGCTTCGCCTTCTGCGTGGATCGCGTTGGCGATCTCGCAGGTCTGCTGCGAATTTTCGTAGCGAACAGCATCGATGTTGCGATTTGTTTCGCAGCAGCAGTTCTGCTGTGCAAAACGGTTTTCTGCTATTGCTCTTTCGGTGCCGAAAAAGCCGTTCAGGATCCCGTTGTTCATCGCATAGAATCCATCGCACAGACCATCCTGAATTCCCAGCACGGATCTGTTTAGATTGTTAAAATTGAATTCATTACACAGATCTGCTCTAGTCAGCGCCCCTTCGGCTGCGCCCTGGTTTCCGAATCCGAAGCCGCCGCCACCGCCGCCCCAGGCGAGCAGGAAGAACAGCATCATTACCCACATCCAGGCACCGCCGTTGTCGCTATCGCCGCCGCCTACACTATAGACTGGCTGTGCTGCCGGGCTCATTGTTTCCATTCCCATGATCTTATCCCCCTTTCTTCGATATTTATTTCATGCCGAACTGGCTGAAATTCTGTTTTAATTGTTCAAAATCTAACCCACGTTCTTGGCACAGATTCCGCACGATCTGTTCGACCTGCTGCGGACTTTTGCCCTGCGCCATCTGCATAGCGCGGGTGAACGTAGGATCTCCGCTAAACATTTGCTGCATCATTTGCAGCGGGTTTTGCGCGGCCTTTAGCTGGCCGAACGCCTGCATCATTTGCATTGGATTTAACACTATCGATCTCTCCTTTCAGCGCCACGATGGCAGACTCAATTCTCTGGAACCGTTCCTCGGTCGCATCGGCGGCCGGAGGCTTAGGTCTTTGCAGTTCGTATGTGTTCAGGATTGCTTTGCCATCCATGCCTATTTGTTTTGTGTAGATTTTTCCATTTGATAAATCTGCGAATACGGTGACGGATCCGTCCAGGTCAATCATGGTCCCCTGGGCTTCGTCGATAGATGTGACAGCCATGCACTTTAACATGTTCTGCGGATTGCGAAATTGCTCATACTGCTGCAACCGCTGTGCTGGCGGCTGGTATGGTGAATAATATGGGCTCTGAAACATTTATTTACACCCCTTTCTCTAGGTTTAGTGTAAATAAAAAAGCGACCCTCGTTGTCCACGAAAAGGTCGCTTAAAGTTTATAAAAAGTGATTTAGTTTTTTGAGAATCTTTCGGTGCTTGGACTTGACGGTCGATTCTGACCATCCCAGCACATCTCCGATGTATGCAAGATTCTTTCCTTCCAGATAGTGAAGTCTCAAGATTGTTCTTTCGTCTTCTGTCAGGATGCATTGCTTTAAAATTTGCTCGAATTCTTCCACCTCACATATCTGCTGCAGCTTCCTGCGCGCTTCAATGTGATTTGTCATAGTTTTCTCCTATTTTTTGAAAATGTACTGTTCCAGCTCCTCCTTGCCCTTTTTCACTTCTCCGGTGTTGTTCCCAGTTTCGGCATGAGTCAGCAGCAGGTGCAGGCTTTTTAGCATCATTTTCTGATCTTCCTTGATCTCTCTTAATATTTGATCGTGCTCATCCAGGCGCCGCTCGTCGTTCTCCAGGTACTTGGTATGCTTTTGCATTTCTTTTTTTAGTTCGTTCGTTGGCTTCATTGCTGCTCCGATTGCTCTTGCGATGTAGACGGCGGCGCCGCCCACTGCGACGATCACGCCGCTGATTGTTAGTATCGTTTCTGTGATTCCCATAGCGCCCTCCTGCTATCCGATGTACTTTCTGCCATTCTGCACGGCGCACACGTATCCGGACGGGATCTGCAGCCATATGCTGGATCCGGATGTAACTACCCTCTGGCAGGTCACGCGCGTTCCTGATTTCAAAACGGCATATGTCTGGCGTAACGCATGCGCTTTGCCGCCAGCCGTCAGCTCGCTACGTTTTTTCTGGCGATATCCGGTTCCGGGACCCGTGCGGACTTTCATATTCGCTTTTAGCGTGTATGTGCTGCCCACGCGGTAGCCGGACGAACTAGTAGATCCGGCTGGTTTATAATTTGCCAGCCATGTCTCCGGATTCTGCCATTTCCATGTGGACAGGTTGCGGACGCCAATGTGCAGGTGCACGCCAGTGCTGGATCCGGTGGTTCCGGCTACGCCGACTTTTGTGCCTTTGCTGACGATCTGTCCCTGCCTAACAGATATGCTGTTTAGATGGAAATATGCAACAGCCACACCCAGGCGTGGATATTTTACATATACATAATTCCCGGCAGAGCTGTCCCTGCCGCGTTTGTAAACCACGCCTGATTCGATGGCGTGAACGGCCACCTTCCCGCAGCCGTAATCTACGCCATAATGGAATTTTTTCTTTTTTGTTCTTGGATGGATCCGGTAGCCGTATCCGGATGTTTTCCGGTAGGATGCTCCCCCGAATATGATCGCTAGTGTGCTTGCTGTGCTCACTTCTCATCCACCTCGCTTTCGTACTCTTCGGCTGCGGATCCGTCGCCGTTGGTGGTAGCCAGATCTTTGCCTTCGATCATTTGCTTGAATGCCTGGTGCAGACCGACTGCGATGCAGCCACCCAGCGCGCCGCCAATGATCGCCGTGATCGCCGGTCCTTCCAGGCATGCCTCCGCGACTGCGCCTATGATCGGCAGCACCGTCGGAATGATCCGATTGTCGGTTGGCAGCCATTTCTTGATAATGTATCCCAGGATCAAACAGCCTACGATCACGTAGCTGTTTACCGGGATCTGTGTGATGATTTCGTTTAAATTGATCATAATTTACTCCTTTCTACTTCCATTTTCCTTTTGCATATATCGTCAGATGTTCGATTGTTCGCGCTCCCGCCGTCGGGCAATCGAAAAAACATACTGCTTTTTTGTTGTCATTTTCAAATGCGTTTGCATATAAAAATGCGATCCCCGCATTGCTTATGCATGATGCGTCAATAATTATTTTTTCGGGTTCTGCAAATTTTTCCAGCGTGTTGAATGTTACATAATCAACAAACCTGTTTCCATTCGCAGCGAATGTCATGGATATGTTGGACGCCCACATGTACTGCTCCATGTCGCCATTGCCGTATTTTATAGTTCTCATTGTTCGATTTCCGCTTGTTGTTGTAATGTCTGATGCTACAGCAACCCCATTCTTTTCATCCAAGCTTCTCACCCAGCTTTTGGATCCTGGAGACCAGCCACTGCTGTTACCAGATCGGTAGTATACCGGGCTGTTTCCATCCAGCCCAATGAATTGTTGCGCCACGAGAGAGCCACCCGCTGTGTAGTTCATCAGCCATCCATATTTCATGGGCTGATTTGCCAGCATACCCTCCGTGCTGATGTATGCCATCCCAGGTCCCGCTTTCCCCCAGTTAGTTGGCGTGTCGCCATTTCCGTTTCCGGTTAGAAATTTTAACGCATCGCTTGGAATGTTTACCGTTTTTTTTATCCCGCCCAGATTGGCGAACTTCTGCGCCACCCCGGTCACGTTGATCCCGTCCAGGGTAACTTCATAGAACGGCATGTCGGCGATCAGATCTCCGGCGTCCAGATCTCCGGCAGTATAGGATGGTGCGACAGGTGTGCCGGTCGTCGGGGTACCCTGGATCACGACCCAGTCTCCACTCTGGACTTTTTGTTCTTCATTCACCGTCCAGCGGCAGACGATAAGGTCTTTTCGCTTCTCGCCTTGGGTGCCGTTTGCGATAGTCACTTCGTCGTACGTGCTTGGCTCTACGCAAAAATACCGTCCCTGGATCATGCCGATCCCGGAGCGTATTTTTATGGAATTATTGGAACTGACTTCGGCGGCGAAGTTTTCAAAAAAATTGAAAACGCAGGAATCTATTCCTGCCATTCCCCGGTGCCACATGGAATCCTGGAGTGGAGTGATGTGGGGTTCTTTTGCAGCATTCGTTATTGAAATCATGCGCTAACCTCCTTCCACAGTGCCTCGGTGCCGACGACTCCTGGCTCCCATACGTTGCTATCGACCTGGGATTCCCAGGTCTTTCCGCTGTGCTTCACCTTGTCACCTTTAGCGTATCCGTTAGTGCTCCCCGGCTGTTCCCAGTCCGGGATAACTTCCGGATCTGGATTCAGCATTTTTGCCCACAGGCTCGGCGCGTCTTCCGGCGCCCAGGATGCCTGTGACGTGTGCGCCTGCAGGCATTTGTACAGCGTGCCGTTTCTATTGACTTTGTAGTCTTTAGAATATGTCACGGAATTCGGTGACCATTCCGGGTACAATGACTGTACCGTCATGGCATCTTCGTCGTCCAGCGTTTGCGCCTGGATCTTTGCCACTTGCAGCGATGCTGCTATGATTTCTTCCTTTGCTTCCGGCGTGCGATCCGGTTTATAGTTCGTGACGCCGTAGATCTTACCGGTGTACTCTTCAGTCCGGTAGAATTCCGTGTATCCATCGTACGTGGCAATGGTCTCACCGTCGTCACCTTTTACCGTCATGCTCCGGGTTTTTATGTTGTCAGAAAACATCGCCCGAAGATCTTCCGGCGCAGCGCTGATCGTCTTGATCGTCAGATAGTCTTCCGCTTCACTCGTGATCTGCTGGATTGTCAGCTCCGACAGGTCCGAAAATACGATTTTCACTCAATCATCTCCTTTCAGCCGGTACTCGATCCCGGCTCTTCCGTTCTGCAGTGTGTAGATCTTGTTTTTTATCGGTTTTTTGATGCTCATCCCGGTGATGTAGTCCCTGCCGCCGATGATGTCCCCGATTTGCATGTTGATGTCCGTTTTCGTGATGTCCATCGTGAACTGTTTTTGATTTGCCAGTTCCAGCAGCTTCTCCGTGCCTTTTTCGGTCAGTTCTTCGGATTCAGCAGACGAAAAATCGTACACCTCGACCACTTCCTGCAGTCCGGTGTAGTATTTTGTCGTTCCGACGGTTCCATCTTTTTGAATGTAAAGATGTAGCACTACGCGATTCTTCAGTTCGCCTTTTCCTAAACAGATCAGGTGGTTTACTCCATTCTTTGTTTCTTCGAATGTGAACTGCAGGCGATTGTTCTGCGACAATTCCACCTGATCGGAGTAGTCCGTCACGGGCACCGCCTGCATCTGCACGTATCCCGGCGCCAGTTCCTGGCGGATGTAATCGATCTGCAGGCGGTAATCTTTTGACGCCAGCAATTTGTCGATGCCATCCAGCAGGGTGATGTAACGATCAAACTGAAAACCTGTGACGGTCGTTTCCGTAGATCTCTCCGGGACGGTGATCAGTTTCCCCAGTCCTGCAGCTGTGATCAGCGTGCGCAGGATGTAGTTCAGTTCGCCAGAAACGATCTTGTAGTCTTCTCCGGCTGGTGGCTCGATGATCTTCTTGCTTAAAATTCCGCGCCAGCTCCTGCCTTTCAGGATGATCGTCCCGTCCGACGTGTTCGTCTTTTTTCTGCCGATGATCCCGCCAAATTCTTCGCCTGTTACGAAAATCCGATTTTCATCTGCAAACAGCTGCGGATCCCATGCGGCTGCCGGGATAGTCAGCTCAAAATCTTGCGTTTCGTTCAGATCGACGTCCAGCTTTTTCAGATTCCGTGCCGGTCCCAGTTCGTTGCCGACCGAATCAGTTACGATCACCATGCCGGTTCACTCCTTTCTTGGTATAGCGTCAGGTCGAATCCGAAATTTCCGTTCCATCCAATGTCTATGGTTCCGCCGGGGATTTTTTGGAACACGGAATTTTCTTTTGCCTGTTTGTCCCAGATGTTTCCGACGGTGCCGTTACTTCTGTTTTTTGTGATGGTCAGATCCCGCGAGTTGATCGTGGCGTATTCGCCAGTTTCTACCGTGTCCAGGATCTGGTACGGATGTCCTGCGATGTTGATCCGCGGATTTACGCAGGGCCCGTATATGGTCAGTTTAAATTCAGAGGGTGCAAAATGCCCGGTGCTCCACCTGGCGGCCCCCTTGGATCTTCCGGCGTAATTGTACGGGTAATCATACGGGTAGTTCAGCCCGCCTTCTTCCGTTTCCGATCCGCCTGCAAAGAACTGCCGGAACGCTTCCTTGATCCAAAAGGCTCTCGGTGCTACAATCTTCATCTCTCGCTGTGCTCCGAAAAACTCTTCGCTTGGCGTGGTAGTTGCCGAAATGATGTTGCACTGAATGTAGTAGTCGCCCCAGTACAGCTTGCCTCTGGCCTTATTCACGATGTCGTATTCGGTGATTTCCAGGATTCGATTCAGCTGCTGCGCACGGTCTGCAGATCTAGCCGCTACGATCATATTCAGCTCCAGTGGATCCTTCGTGTACTCTTCGATGTCCATGCCGTAGTCCTGGGATGTGCCTTCGTATTTCCATTCGTATGTATGAAAATTTCCCTCGAAAATCTGGGTCTCGAACGCCCGGAAATCGATCGTTTCGTTTTGGGAATTCACATATTTTAGTTGTTTCATGCGAATTGCACCCCCATTCCCCGCAGTCCGCGTCCAAGTTCTCTCTGATCCATCACGATGGTGAATGTGATCCCGGATGCGGCAGATTTTACGATCTGCGCCAGCTGGTTATAATCAAACTTCGTAGCCTTTGCGGATGTCGTGGCCTGCAAAGATCTTTGCGCAGTTACGTTTGGATTGAATCCTGCATCGATGCCCGCGTCAGCTGCTCCGGCCAGTTCTGCGCCTGCCGTTCGCACCATGGCGCGCCTGTTTAGCATACCGATGGCGAGACCTTCGGCGATGTATTGACCATTTCGCATCTGCAGTCTGGACGGCGATGCCACTTCTTGCTTCTTACGGATTGCTTCGTCTGCTGCCGCCGCCAGTGCATGCGCAGCATTTTTGACGACAGTCAGCGCATTGCGCATCCCTTGCGCCAGTCCGTGCCCGATATTATATCCAGTGCTATACAGCGACACGCTTCCGGCTCCGCTTTGTGCGGCCTGTCCCAGGGATGTACCGGCAGATCTAGCCTGTCCGCTCGTCCCCTTTGCCCCGGATGCGAATGACTTTCCGGCAGAGCTTCCCTTTGCTCCGGCTTTCGGAACTTCTGCTCCCAGTCCGTTGTCGATTGCAGACGACAGCATTTGCGCTGCAGTCTGGGCGTCGATCTGTCCGGCTGCCAGCTTCGCCGACAGTTCTTTCGCTGTTTTTGTTCCGGAAACTCCGGCGCGATTTACCATGTCATCGAACTGGATCAGTGCTTTCAGTTCTTCCACCGTAGTCGGGATCGCATACTGCCCGGACTTGATGCCTTGCGTCAGGCTCTCCGGAATTTTGATCCCGGCCGACTTTGCTTCGCTTACTAGTTTGTCCCACTGGCCGGATGCCATGGCTGCGGCATTCGATTGCTTCAAATACTCCGTCCAGTACGTCGATGTGGCGGATTTTAGATCGTTGTACTCCGCCTTTGCCTGCGCCAGATCTGTGGATAGCTGCTGACTCACGTAGCCGGATTCGGCTGCTTTGTCGTATGCTTCCTGTGCCGTTTTGACTCTCTCTTGTGCTTCCGCCATTTTGATCTGGCTTTCTGTATAGGATTCCAGCGCCTTTTTTGAATGCTCCAGGTATGCGCTCTGCAGTGCTTCCTGTTTCATGGCGTCGATTTTTTTGTAGACCGCATCGGTGGACTGATTCAGTTTGTCGGTCTCTGCGTCATATGACAGCCCCAGACCTTCCACGGATCCGTTCAGCTTGTCTACGTACGTCTGAATCAGCTGTTTGTCCTGCGCCGTCTTATTTTCTTTCTGGCTTAGCGTGTCCAGCTGCTGGGCGTAAAACTGCGCCGTTTCTGCCTGGCTGTTTATCGACGAAACGCTTTCGGCGTTCGCTTCGCTCATTTCCTTTGCGGCATTGGTATACTTGTGCGTGCTTTCATATGCCGAATAGATCGCGCCGCCAACAACGACGGCGGCCGCTGCTGCGGCTGCGGCAGGTGCCGGAATGACCGACAGCGCCGATGCGACGCCTTTTCCTGCTCTTGTCAATGCTTTGGCTGCGGTCGAACCTTCTTCGGCTGCAGTTTTTAATTTGCTGATCCCTCCGGCCACTTTCCCGGCGGCCGAGATCGTCGGACCTGCGGCGGCAGTGATCCCTACCAGTCCTCCGGCAACGGCCTGCATCGGTTTCGGCAAACCGTTGAACGCTTCCAGTCCGGCAGTCGCCAGTTTTGCCAGTCCTGTAACGATCGGCGAGATTGCTTCCGCCAGATCGCCCAGCGCCATTTGCATTTCCAGCGTCGAGTCTTCATACTCCGCCAGCGCTTCGTTGTTGTCACGCCAGCCCTTGTACGAATCCATGAGCCCAGCATCTGCCATGGTCTGCAGTGCGTAGTTCTGTTTTTCCGCTTCAGTCGTGCAGTTTGCCAGTCCGTTCGAGAAATTGTCTGCCCCGATCCCCAGACGGTCGAGCAGTTCGCCAAACGGTCCCACGGCTTTTCCTGTTGCCAGGGTCTCCTGCAGTCCGTCGGCCAGTCCTTCGATTTTTAACGTGTCTGGAAATCTGGATGCGGCTCCCGCCAGTCCTTCAACTGCGATCTGCAGGTTTGATGTCGTGAATCCTGCCTGCAGCAGGTTGGAAACCGCTTCAACGGATGAATCGGTCTCTCCGGAAACGGCATTGAATGTTTTAAACGCTTTTTCGGTCTCGCCGATCCCTACGCCTGCGTCTCTGGCGTTCTGATATAGGAACGACAGATCCCGGCGCAGTTCCTTGGTGGCTGGTACAGCTGCAGCCGCTCCGGCGGCAAGCCCTCCCGCTGCTTTGCTGACTCCGGATAGCTTTCCGGAGAGCGAATCGGCGGACGACGCGAACGAATCCAGTCCACTCGACGAACTCTTCAGCGCCGCGCTAGTTTCTGATGCCTTGCTCTTAAAACTGTCCAGCTGTTTTTCCGTCGCAACGATCTCTCGCTGCAGGGCGTCGTATTTCTCCTGTCCGAGCGTACCAGCCTCAAGCTGCTGCTTCGCCTGGGCTTGCGCTTCTTTCAGACTCGACAGCTTTTTTTCTGTGCCGTCGATGGCATCTTGCAAAAGTCTTTGCTTTTGCGCCAGCAGGTCAGTGTTTCCCGGATCAAGCTTCAGCAGCCTTTCCACGTCGCGCAAAGAGGACTGCGTTTTGCTTAAATCGCTGTTTACATGTTTCAGGGCGCTTTCGAGCGGTTTGGTCTTTCCATCGATCTCGATAGTGATCCCCTTGATTCTCGATGCCATTGCTCCTCCTTCCTATAGCGCGTCTATATCTGCCTGCGTTGCTATCAGTGGATATTTGTAGTCGTCGTTTTTTAATTCGACGAACATGTCATTTACCATCCCGATAGTCAGATCGTCTAGGTCAGATATGGAAATACCGCACTGCACGCATCTAAGCATGAACAGTGCGGTATTGATTTTTCTTACTGACCTACGGTCTTTTTTTTTGATGTTGACGTCTGATGCAGGTTGTCTTCCCACATTTTCATGATCGTGCCATAGGTGCCTGTGATCGCTCCGATCTCGAAGCTTGCCAGCCATTCGAAAATGTCCTCCGACTGTTCTGGCTCTGCCTGGCGATTGCAGACGAAGATCAGATTCTCCATCATTTCCAGTTCTTCGGGTGTGAACGAAACCGAATCGTCTTTCTTTTCTTCGTCCTTCTTTTTTCCCTCTTTGCTCAGCCGTTCATACATGGCATCCATTTGCACGATGATGTCTTTTCCGAATTTCGCTCTGTAGATCCGCGGCGTTGCCGCTGACATCTTTAATTTGTGATCAGTTCCGAAGATCTTGCACATTACGCAGCCTCACTTTTCTGATATACAGATTCATACCATTTGTTGTAGACGGTAGGATCTGTGTCTTCTGTTGTCTTGCAACGGATGATCCCGTCCGCATTCGGTGCGCAGGAAATCGTAACAGTATCCGTTCCGGGCTCTACAGACTCCTCCTTAGTGTCGGATCCAATGGACGGGCGCGTCATGGTGCAGTTGTAGAAACAGAACCGCGTTGCTTTAGTGTCTGTTGTGATTTCAAACAGCAGTGCGAACGCCTTGGATGTTTTGGATGCATCTTCGAACAGCACTTTTTTTGCATCCTCGATCTCCTGCAGAACTGCTGTTCTGATCTCGTCCGTAAACAGTGCCATCTCCAGATCTCCCTCATATCCATTGTTGGCCGCAGTCTGATAGTAGACGATGTCGTCAGCGTAGAATTTGTTAATATCGCCCTGCGCTTCCAGGGACAAAGATTTTGCGCCCGGGAATTTGATCGGTGTTGCGTACGGTGCCGATGTGCTGTCAGACATCACCGCAATGTGTACGTTTTTCAGCCCAAATTTTACTTTTGCCATTTTTACCTCCTTATAGTGTGAAATAATAGGCTGTCATGATCAGCCTTTCTTGTTCGATGTAGCTCTCTTCTTTTTCCCACGGGGTATCGTTTGCCGCGAAGATCTGTTCGATCTTGTTTTCGATCTCGTGGTCTTTCTTTTCTGTGTACAGCTCCAAGATGTAGTCCGTTCTTTCCAGGTATACGATGTTGTCTGCTGTGTAATTCTCCGTTACGTCTTCGTAGTACACAGCATACGGTATCGGCGGTTTGCTCCTGTACACCCGGTACCTGATAGGAACTACTTCTTTGATCTGCTCGATAATCGTGTCGATCATTTTAAAATCCTCCGAAATTTTTCAGGCGCTTCCCTGGCGATCTGGTCTTCCACCGGTTTGATATGTACGATGGCACCGACGCGTCCGCCATTTCTTTTGGCGTGACCCTTTTCCAGCAGATGCGGCAGCTGATACACGCGGTTATGCACGACGTATTTCGTGCCCTGCTTTGTTTTTGTCCAGCCTTTCCGGTATTTCCCCCGGCGCTTCGGAGATGTCTGTCTCAATGTCTTTACCGCTTCATCCGCCAGTTCCTTCTTGGTATCTTCCAGGGCTTCCGTCACTTCTTCGGTGTATTCATTCAGGCATCGCATGATCTCGTTCGCCAGCTGGCTCGGCTTTATTGTACTCATGGCTTCTCCCTCAGATAGATTTCTGTGTATCCGTCGACTCTCCTGTACTTTCGCTCTACTGCATAGATTTTTCCGTACAGGTCTACTTCATCAGCCCCGTTTTCTTCATCGGTTCTCACGACGATCCCGCATACCATCCGCAGCCCTTCTCTGGCCGCTTCATAGTACTCGTTTTCGTTGATCGAAAAGATCCCACAGAACACCTCCGCTCTGCTTTCAGTCTCTGGCACATCGTTGTCCGCTGCATCCGGATCGAACTGGCGGCGAATCAGCGTGCACTCATCGTTCAGTGCCGCCTGTTTTTTTGTGCTAATTTTCATAACTCTCCTTTTGGCTCAATGCCAGCGCCGCGCTTGCTCTGTTGTATGCAGCCTCGTACTTCTCGCCTTCGCCCTCGAAGTTCGTCATCCATTTGCAGTAAAATTCTGCTGCATTGAAAACCAACGGATTTACCAGGTCTGCGTCCGTCACGTTAGCGCCGGATCGTTTCAAATCCAGCAGCGCCGCTTTGATGTAGCTTTCCACTTCTGCTTTCAGCGTATCGTTTTTGATTCGGATCCGCTTCATCATCTCCTGTACGTACTCGTCCATGTGCCCCTCCAAAAACAAATTTAAGAGGGCAGCCTCTGCCGCCCTCTGTTCATACTCTAGCTAGTTGCTTTCACCAGTTTCACGAATGCCTCTCCCAGTGCTGGGGCACCGTCGAAAATCGCAACGCCCAGGTACTTATTGGAGTTGGTATCGATGTCGAAGTCTGCTTTTACATTTACGGACTCAGCCAGATTTGCAACGTACTTCTTCAGATCGCCCAGGTATGCCTCGTGTTCCGTTACTCTGGAATCGATCAGCACTGGGTATCCGTAAACGTAATAGTTTCTCCCTTCGCGTGTCACAATGTCGTTTTTAGAGTTATCCTGTAACGGCATAAAGTCTGTATACAGTGTCTTCTTAGACATGATGAATTTTGCATTTGCATCATATCCGCCGCCAAGCAGTCCGATCAGTGTCTGCACGTTTGCAGCTGTCAGGCTTCCTGCCTTGGCTACACTTACGCTGTTTGTGTCGCCCCAGGTATTTGCCTTTTCGATACCTTTTGCCTGGCTGGATCCAGTTCCGTTGATGATCATATCGGAAATCTTGTCCGCGATAGATTCTACCAGCATGTCAACCAGCCATCCTTCGAACGCATTGATGGACATCGTTTTTACTGTGTCGGAAACCTGGATCAGTTTGGTTACTTCCCAGCCGGACAGGCTTACCTTTACCAGCGTATCTGCCGCCGGTGTGATGCTGGCATTTTCCGTATGGATGGCCGCAGCGTTATTCGTTCCCTCAACTGCAAATGTTACATTGCCCTGAACCTGCAGCAGCGTGATCTCCTGCAGCAGCGGCGCTCTTTCTTTCAGCTTGGTGATGATCTCTTCCGCGGTCTGCGTCGGGATCACTGCTCCGGCAGAAGATGCTCCGGACGAGTATGCCGTCAGCTCTTCCGGGGAAAGTTCCTTACCCTGCAGGCGTTTAAAGAACGCCACCCTGTAGATCGCTTCCTTGTTTTCCGGATCGCCTGCCATGTTTTCGCGCGCGGAGAACGGTGCTGGCGGCTGGATGTTTGCCAGCGCGTTTAAGTTAGCAGTTTCGGCTGCTGCAGCTTCAAATTCTTCGTCGAGCCTTTCCACCTGCGCTCTTTTTTCTGCGGCTTCCGCCACCTTTCCAGCATCCAGAAGCTCCTGCGCTTCTGCGATCAATGCGTTTCTTTTGTCCATGTATTCTTTTCTATTCATGTTTTCCCTCCAATCTTAAAATTTTTAATCTTTCCGCTTCAACGGCTTTTCCGCCTAGAGCGTTTCGTGCTCTGTTGATTTGTTCTGTTGTTAGGATCTCGCAAAATCCGTTGTACAGCCCCGGAGCCTGGGCGATCTCGTCCACGAATCCCAGTTCGACTGCCCGCTCTGCGTTGATCCAGGTTTCTTCCTCCATCATCTGCAAAAGCGTGTCGCGTTCCATTCCGGTCTTTGCGACGTATGCGGCAGCGATCGCCTGATCGCATTCCCTCAATACGGTCGCTTCATGCTCGAATGCCTGATGATCTCCGCTTGCTCCGCCGCTGACGTTGTGAATCATCAGCATCCCGGTCGGCGCGATGCACGACTCGGCAGCGCAGGCGATCACCGACGCCGCAGATCCGGCGAATCCCACGATTTCGATTTTTTTGCTTCCGGTCATCGTCAGGATCGCGTGGTAGATCTCCGATCCTGCGAATATAGATCCGCCTCCGGAATTGATCTCGAAGACGATGTCATCTCCGTCCGCTTCAGCAATCCCTGCTTTGACGTCGTTCGGGCAGGTGTTTTCTATCCCGAACCAGTCGTAAAACTCTTTATAGTCGTTCGGGATGATCGTTCCTTTGATTCCGATCCGTTTCATTATTCCTCACCTCCTTCCCCCTCGGTCGCCAGTCCAGTATCTTTTCTGCGCAGCGGCTTGTCTCCGCCTGGAACTGGCGCGAGATTGAATGCTTCTCGCCATTCGTTCGGCGTGAGTGCTCCGCGGTCCACCATCTCCCGCATATTCAGCTTGGTAGTGATGGACGCGTGCTGCAGGTTTGCAGACTCGAAAAATATCTTGTTCCCATATCCGCGCTGACGGCGGTTGAACAGCTTCCTGGTGAATTCGTTCCCCAGTTTCATCGCTACCGGCTCGATCACCTGCTCGAAGTAGGCGTCCCATTCTTCTTCGTTAGCGATCGATTGCACGATTTTTTTGTTGGTATTAAAAAAATTCAGGATCCGCTCGTAGATGCGGTCCTGAACTGATGCGTTCGGCACATAGTCTTTCGGTTCTACCCTGGTGGCGTCTGTCTTGGCGTCAACGCCAGCCGCCCCGAAGGTGTCTGATTCGTAGTCCAGATAGTTTTCCACGAATTCTTTCACTCGGACCCTGGTGTCTTCTGGCCGCAGCGACGTGTTGAACTTTAACAGCCAGCGGATCACGCCGCTGTTTTTTATGGCTTTTATCAGGCCTTGATCCATGACTGTCACCAGTTCCATCAGACCCACGAGTGCAGGTGCCGGAGATGTCCCGAAAATATAATTCTCTCCGTAGTCTCTGCGGATATGGATCACGTCTTCATATTTCACAGTCATGCGGTCGCCGTATTTTAAGGTGAAATCCAGCCACAGCGTTCCGTTTTTCGTTACAGCTTCTGCCCCGTAGCACGGCACCGGGTAGATCCCTGCGGGTATCCCGTTTTCGTCTCGCGTGATCATGGCGAATGCGTTCCCGTTCAGCGCCAGCTGCGTCGCCAGTTTTTCCTGCATGTCCTGCCCAGTCATGTACTGGTTCGGTTCTTCCAGCAGGAAGCGCATATATACTTCCGGGTTTACCTCAATCTGTTTCTCGCCGTTTTTCTCTGACTCTCTGATGTGTTTCGCCAGCAGCTTCCCGATGGCAGTCACTTCCGGCCGGATGGTTGCCCGCACCAGTTCGCTCCGGTACAGCACGCCGTCGTAGGAATAGAATCCATTCTGCCCGACGGTGACCATCTGGAATTTTGCTTTGTTTTGTTTTCGTTTTTTGAAAAATCTCATCGTTCCTCACTTTGTTTTGTTAACCTGTCAATGATTTCTTTTTCGGTTTCCGACAGCTCAAATTGTTCTCTACGTCCGGCTTCCCGCAGGCGTTCGGCTTCCCGCAGGCGTTCGGCTTCCCGCAGGCGTTCGGCCGCCTGATCTGAAATTAAAAACCCGTCCCCGAAAATCTTCTTTCCCTTTTGCGCATCTAGTTTTGACACCTTGTGTATTTCGCATGTTTCGAATGCGAAATCGACGGATCCCCGCGCCAGTTTCCCCAGCCTGGCGGCACTCGTTACATTTTCGGGGTATTCGTATTTCGGAAGTTCTTTCGTTGTCCCTGCATTTTGATCCGCCGCGCGTACTATTTCGCCCATCGGCCCACATATTCGAACTTTAGACCCCGGCAAGTTTGTTATGAAACTTGTCGAAACCGTCGCGCCGTTTTCGTACGTCGTCCGCGCATTCGTGATGATATAGTTCGTCTTGTCATCATACGAACTGCACAACGTCAGCGCCGGAGCAAATAGGAAGAATTTGATTTTACGATCGTTATAGAATCGTTTGATTTTGCTGATGATTGAAAATGGTGGATTATCAATCACTATACAGTTTTCCGGGTATTCATATTTTTCGTAATCTCCCCCAGGCCAAAACGGTCTGACAATCGTTACTGCGTCGTCAATTTTCCATTCTTTTTTTACCCAGTCTTTCACCGCTTCATAAACTGCGGGCGGTGTCATGCAGTCGTCCGTAGTTTTTTCACGTTTGAATTTTTTAACGAAATCTTCATATTCGCCCATGTGTTCCTCCTAAATCAGCGTTAAGTATTCCTCCATGTTGTTTTCCAAAACGGTGTACCCGTTTATCAGCGTCACGGCTCCGTCAATCCTCTGGCGGCGGTCGGTCGATTTCACCGGCTGCACGTTTCCGTTTATGTCTTCCTTCGCGTGCAGGTTTATCAGATTCCACACGTCTACCGGGTTGTTTTCGTGAACGATTTTCCCGGCTTCCAGATCCGCTTTGAAATTCTTCATTGGCTGGGACAATGTGTACGGTCCCTGTCTGACCGGCACCATCGCATCTCGCCCGAAAGCCTGTTCAAATAGCAGCAGTAGCGAGTCGTCCATGTGCCATGGGTCATATGCCACCTTGTAAATGTATATGTCCTCTTTTTCCTGGAATTCTAAAAGCCAGTCCAGCATCACCCGTTTATTCACTCGGTTTCCTTCGTAGGTTCTCATGTAGTCCTGCTGGATCCACAGCCGGTATGGCGCATCGTCTCGTTCTTTTTCGTTGCCGTTTTTATAAACCGCTTCGATGACCGACTCCGGTATCCAGTACATGGACTTGGTGTATATGTTTTCATCGT